TAACTCTATGTATGACGAGACACTTGTAGGTGCCTCAGTCTTGGACGATTGGATCGCCCTATTTGTGAAGACAAAACTCAGCAGAACCATGAATGGTTCCTTACAGAGTTCTATTATGTATAGCACCTTCGAACAGTGGTTACAGAACTCTGCTCCTCAAGCCATAATGAAATTTTTATCTATCCAATATTTTTCCAAGGTGATGAAGGAGACGCACGGATTTGAAACAGGTCGCAAATCGTCAGGTGTATTTTATAAAAATGTAGAATTGAAGAGTAATGTATCTGGTGATAAAGTGGAAGAAAAATCCACAGCAGTTGAAAAGACTACTAGTACAATCGACGTCTCTGGGTGGAATCCGCAAACACCGTTTGAAGATAGATGGGCATCTATATAAAACAATAAAAAATTATAAAGACTATACAATACATAAGTATATTATAGTCTAAAAACAAAACCAAATTTACACTGTCCACTTACCGCGGCTAAATGGTAATACAGTCATTGTATTTAATTGGTCACGGTAACGTTGTACACGCTTCTCAAACTCTATTTCTTCTGGATTTTGAGGTAAGGCAACAGAGCTTTCGTTAAGTTCATCAACGGCAGACTTAGCTGGTTTCTTACCATAGCAGTTGACACCAAAGCGTAGTTCAGGATTGTCGAAGTAACCACCGTTGACACCGGGCTGTCCACAGACATTGCGGTATTCAGGTGAGCCTTTTTGGAGTTTCTCCCATGTCTCTTTTTGGGTAGGATAGACGGCCATCTGTCCCTTAACCCAGCCATAATTACACCAGTCGGCACCCTTTTTATGGGCTTCTTGTACTTGTTCATAAGTAGCAAGTTCAGAATCCATGGCGGCACATACTGCTGCTGCATCATTAAATGTATAAATATTGCGGCTTACGTTAAATACTTCTTTGGGTGGTGGGGCTGTAAATGTTGGCATCATAGATTCAAAACTCTTATCTAGAGCACCAGGCATTCCAAGTGGGCGTTCATTTGCCTTAGGCATTACAGGTGGCGGTGGGGCAGCAGTATTAATAGGCTTGACAGAAACATCAAGTATAGGCTTGGCATCTTCAGCTTCATCACCTACTATGACTTCGACTGACTCGCGTTTATGTATCATTTTCCATAACTTTTTCCAACCCTTATTAATATAATATCCAATTACTTTATGATAAATAACAAGTGCAACAAAAAGAGCAAGAATAATCAATAAGATTGCCCAATATTTAGTAAAAATATCAGAAAAAAAACTACTTGCCTCCTTCCCTACATTATTGCGGGGAAGGTTCGGAGTAGTAGCCGGTGGGATAGGTGTAACACCGAAATTCATCTTCTGTTGTATATGCCGAAATTAAGCAGGAGCAGCTACTTCATCAATCTTCTTATTAGCATCACGAATAGCTCGTATATGTTCAGCAAAGTCCTTTTTATCATGTTCAAAGGAACGTTTGAGAGTCATAAAGACAATGTAAGAATCACCGGTTATAACAGATTCGCTAGGTATAGTACGAGCTGAATCGTCATCATACTCAATCCAATCTGCATTTTGACGACCATACATACGATAATGGCCACCTCGTGCGGATCCTAAATGTTCAATAACAGCATATGACTCATAGATAGGATGATCGCGTCCACCCTTAAAAGGATCACGTGGAAAGGCCATCCAAGGTGTAAAGTCTGTTGACTCTAGATCCCATTCAATCTTACCACGAACCTTTAGGTTATCATTTGTAAATCGCTTGAAACTTAGAATGAGTGTAGGTGGTAGTCGTGAAATACGTGTGCGAAGCGTTGCCTTGGTCTTTACATGACATATATCACAATGATAATCCTCAATATCCTCTGAATCAAAGGCACCGTCTAAACAAGTCTTCAATATAGGCACAGGTCCTCCTACAATATTCGCACCGGGAATAGGACATTTAATCATAATCCATGGCTCATAACGTTCACTTATAGTGCCGCATACAGAGCATGTAATCTTTGCCTGCGTCTGTCCATGGAAATTTGCCACAATGTCACTATATTCTTTACGATAAAAGTCAGACCAAGAAGTCAAAGCACGTAGTTGTTGTGCTTCCTCAATTGTATTAGCAACACCGGTTACATCCATACCAACACGTCTATACATAGAATCATGTAGAGAATCAAGGATATATTGAATAGTCTCGGCAGAATCTGATTGCTGACCTGGTACATACCAATCATCATCAGTGGCACGTAGTGTCATATGAAATGCATGTATAAATCCATTAGGTGCCATAACACTTACTTGTCCAGTAGGAATATGACGCCAAAAGTCACGAATAAGGGTTTGAAATGCTTCCATAAGACGCCCACGCTTAGAATCCGCACGCGGCTTATGTGGATTATCAGTAAGAAAGATTCGGCCTATGGCCGGTGTAATTCGAAAGGCTTGTAATACAGCATTTAGGAAACAAGTATTACCAAGATTGCGAATACCGATACGCGAATCTATTAGATCGGTCATGGAAAAGTGTAAATTTTTAAGGAAGACACTAAATTTAATTTATTTGGTCAATTTTTTGTTAGAAAAAATGAACCCTCAAATGCTACCATAAATATATCATCAGGTAAATAATGTTTAATCCACAACGTTTTGAGCATATTTATGGCGTGGATGCATTAGATACGGCTCATAATTTCTTTCCTGAGATGATGTATGATAGTCATCTATTTCCACAGCCAACACTATCTTGGATGCGACATCGTATATCATCACTCTTTCCGAGTGAATATGCTCAACAAAATACGATTTATCGTTTGTATCATTCTCAGCAACGTGCTCAAATGATGGATGCATGGCGTACAAATCGTATAACACATGTGCCATCACCAATTCCTCAAACAGGACCATCCGCAACAATCAATACACCCTTAGTGATTACTCCAAATCGTACTACTAGAACTAATCCATTAACATCAACTCCTCAGCGTCAAACAACTATGGCAGAACATCTTAGAGCACTCCAGACTCCACCACCTATTCAACGTAATACTACAAATAATATCCGCACAAATGAATTCATATCAGCAACAGATCTAAGTCTATTAAATTCATTATTATCATTAGGAACTGCTACAACTACAGCAGATACAAATACGTTTACAAATCTTATGGGAGGATTAAACTTTGTCTTTGAGGATGTCATTGTAGCACCTACTCAACTACAGATTATGGCAGGATCGCAACTAGTTGAACATTCAGCTGTACCAGAGGAGGTAAATTGTGCAATATGCCAGGAACATGGTGAGCCTCGTACATGGCGACTATTACATTGTCATCATTACTTTCATAGCAGCTGTATTTCCAGATGGTATGAACAAAGTGTAGAATGTCCAGTCTGTCGTGCGGATATTCGAAATCCTCCAGCTGCCGCTGCCCAAGCATCACAATCCTCGCAGCCAGTTGAATCGCATGATTAAAGAACTTCTTCACCGGCATCTTGTTTACAACGCATAAGTGCTTCACTACACATAATTTTACAATCTTCATAACCACCACGTGTAAGTGTAACAAACATAGGTAAAGTAATACTATAATCAAGTGCTTGAGGAATCATCATAATTGTAGATACTATTGATGTTACAGCTAATCCTAAACTTAATGAAATATTATCTTTTGGAAAATGATAATGTGATAACTGTTTTGGTAATACAGGTAAACATTTTTCACACATGAATGTATGTAGTATAGATTGAATGAATTCATTATGGTCACTAATAGCAGACATATGAGATTGTATAAACCAATGGAACGGTTCAGACAACATATTACTATTACTGTTTGATTTACATGCTAAAGCAGCAGAATGAAAAATGTCTTTTATATGAATAACTTGTTTATCATGTTCAACATAAATACGTAAAGATTCTTTCACAAAATTATATGTAATTAAAGCAAAAAAAACAATTGTAATACATTGAAGAAGACGTGCTGACTCATCTTCACCATGAATCCAAGGTGTAATATACATATAAAATATATCATTTGTATGAATTGTTTTATTAGCAGATGTAGGTCGCACAGGTTTTGATACTATAAATCCAAATGCTTTACGAAGTGGACTATGTTTTTTGAGTTTACGAAACTCTTCATTAACTTTGCTAGCATATCCTAAAAATTCTTCAGCACTTGGAATAATAAAATGAGTATGTTTCTTTATATATTCATGACCCTTGATTTGAAATAAAAAATTTATAGCTTCAAGTAACTCTCCTTTACCATTTAAACCCGAATAAGCTAGTCGTCGAGCGGACGATGTTTTTGGAGAGGATGACATGAACAACCTAATTAATTATGTGATTTGTATTTTTAAGTTCTATCTAGATTGATTGTGAAACAACCGCTTCCAATGTTCCATTTATAATTGTTGAAAAAGGTAAAATGCCACCGTTTCGTTTGAAAAGTACTGTAATTTGCTGGTCAGGACCACGAAAAGTATTAAATTTTGCCATAACTTCACCAACGGTCTGGCCAGGATTAGCGACCAACCGCAATTCGGCTCCAGAATGAAAACCGGCATATTTACGTCCGGAAGCGTCAGGAATCAACAGTAAAGTTCCAGAGACTTCTGTGTGTTCACCAAACATCCAGGAAAACATATCTTTACTGTATATATCTATACTTTTATACTCTGTACCGCAAACATAGATGCTATAGAACGTTGACCACGTGCTTCCATAGCTTCTGCAGTTCGTGAGGCATCCAATAATAATTTGCCAAATAATAATGATTCGGCAAGTTTTTCACGAGCAGCTACAGGATCACGTGCGTTCTTAGCAGATGTTATAGCCGCTGATGTTACACCTGGAATACGTTCAACTTGTAGACCAAAGACTTGGGAAACCGGTTTTGCTATTTGATTTGTAATATAGAACGCATAATCTGGCACAAGACCGTGTTCTCTAATATATGTGGGATGCTCAATACGGTCACCTTGTAATTTAGGAGGTGGACCAATTCCAATATGTTTAATATAGACAAACGGAATACGATCACTTGTAGATGGTTTATTCCCTGGGTCACGTTCACCAATACGTTCGGCCAAGACTTTATGAGCAATACGAGTTGGGTCAGCATATTCAGCACGAAGTGATTTTGTAATTGTAAGTTTTGTCAGTGGAAATTTTCCAGCCAGTAAATCGCGTGCACTATCTTGTATAAATTTAACTGCTTCAGTTACACCAGTCACACTATCTGTTGTTGCTAACAGACGGTCAATTGCACCACCATAAATATATTTGACAATAGGTGCGTTATCACGACGTTTCATAACGATACCCATACTTTTACGATGAAAGTCATCATCTTCTAGTCCATCTTCAGACATATCACCTACATATCGCTTTTTACTCAACAGACAGAACGACTTGAAGATTTTATCAAATTCAAAGTCGTGTGGTGCCTTTAGACACGATGAGACTAATTTACCTGATTCAATCGTCAACTCCTTGGCGGCAACTAAGGCCGCCATACCACGCAAAGCTTCTCCCGTTACAGGATCTCGTGGTCGAAATCGTAGAAAGATAGAATCTGTATCACCATAAACACATTCCAAATCACAACGCGGATCTTTGCCATCACTATAGACCGCCTCCATAACTGCTTTGGCAAACATAAGTTGTTTACGACCATAACCAGTTGTTGATGCTGCTAATACCTGTCGACGAATCTTAAATGTACCAGAACCCAACTGACCATACAATGAATTGGCAGTTAATTTATAAGCCAATTGTTGGGCATCCAGCAGGGCTTTGCGAAACTCATCAGGTTCTTTTTCAGCGAGTTTACGTGTAGATTTACGTGAATCAAGTAACATTTTCAAGATACGTGGAATTGTACCTTGTTCATCTTGTATATAACGAGCTACACGTTTACCTACACAACTTTTGGGCTTATGTTTACGTGTATCGCCTGGGTCAGACCGCAATATATCAAATTCAATATTGACATAAGATTTACCAGGAAGATTATCATATAAGTCAGACCCCTCACGAATACAGATAAAGCGTCCATTATTATCATAGTCTTTTACAGAAATTAACGTATCATGAGAAATGTTTTCAGAAATAATAGAAGACGGATATAGTGAACTAAAATCATTAGCAGTAATTGGGTCATCAATGTAAATACCAGTATGCGGTTCAAGCACAATGGCACCTTCATAACTATCTTCGTCGGCTTCTTTTTCATCATCCAAATATACTTCGCCACGTGGTGACGATGGAAGTACAGGAATAAGTTGTTTTCCTTTTCGGCATTCTTTGAAGATAAGTGATTCAATCTTAATACCCTGACCACGTGTAAAGATAAATCCTACAGGGACAGAACATACATCTGCCATAGCAATTGAATTGTTTAGAATTTCGAGCTTTGTAAACAGTTCCATAACTAGGTCACAATCCTGTAAACAGTAGCGAGCAATATCTGCACGACCTTTCATACCAGCCGCACCTGTATACTTGTGAAGTCTGAAAATATCTTTTGGGCTAATGTCATCCTTTACTTGAGCCCAGCGAACAGGAGCAGCACCATGTTCGGCCAATGTATCTTTACCACCTTCAATAACAACTATCAATGCTTTGGGTTCTACACCTACAACACGGCAACGGTCTACAACACGGTCATTTTCCTCATCTAACAATGTAATAAATCGTCCTTCAACAATACCTTTTGTTGACTTTGTGTTAAATGTAAATGTATCTACGGCACCATCTACGACTTTTAATCCACCACTAATACCACCACTTACAAATGTCGCAGAGACATTATCAAGTGTATAGGATTCTAGATTATGATTGCGACGAACATATGGTAGTAAATCAATTTGTAGGCGTCCAGGACTTGATAGAATCCACATTGTATTGTCACCCATAGCAGATGAAGACAGAAACTTTTCATCAAGTCGTGGTGGTCGTGTTTTAAGACATGATAAGGGGGCAATTGACGAACGTAAAGCTTTTGCTTCAGCCGCTACTTTCGCGTTCATAGCAATCTTAGATGCTCGCGTTGCGTCATCAATCTCTTTACGATTTCCGCGATGTTTAGCATCCAATAAAGACTTGGCAGTTCGCTTGGCAGCAGCTGTTTTAGATTGAATATCATTATTATGTAAGAGTTCTAACAGTCTATCCCATAGATATTTACTATCAAAACCAAAGATGTTGTAACCAATCAATATGTCAGGAGCATAGGTACCAATCCAATTAAACCAATCACGAATCATTGCCAATTCGGAATTAAATGGATATACATAAATAGGTACATCAGCACCAGGAGGTTTTACAGCACTTTCATCTGCTCCATTTAATACCCATATATATTTACTAAGTGCTTTACCATTACGATATAGTACAGTGCCTATTTGAATAACTTCGTCGCCGGCAATACGAGGCATACATTCCGTAAGTAGTTCGTCCAAAACATTAATTGCGTTTTCTTTCGCATCACGTCCGCTGGTATATACTGGTTCATCCTCCTCATCCTCATCGTCTGATAAGGACTCTTTTTGAAAGGCTAGAGTACTTTGATGTGTATCTTTTGTATTAGAACCAACCACAGTAGTAGTTGTCTTTATATTACCAGGTGTCTTACATGCATATAAAGCCGCAAGAGCATGTGTAATGTCTTTAGATTTACCATATATATCAATACGTTCACGTAGTATTTCTGCTTTTACAGGACATTCCAAAGTATCTTTCAAATAAATAGGCGAAATAACTTTTGATTTTCCCTGAATACCCATAGCAAGTGTCTTACATAATGCGTCAACTGTTGTAATTTTTGTAGAGGATTCCAATAATTCACGAACAGGTTTACGCCAGGTCTTTTGGGCCTGTGGAAAGTCACCGTGACTGGAGAAACATTCAATATCCCAAGAACCAATCAGATATGGAGCAACTACACCACCAGTACCTGGATGTATATCTTCAAACTCGGCACAAGCTGTAATTGTAGTTGTGGATTCGTCAGAGTCTGTTTCATCCCATTTACCAGCATCAATATGAATCCATCCAGCAGGTGAAACATTTTGAATATGAAAGAAGCGAAGCATAGGATCAATATTGGCCTCATAGACCTTTAATGCAACACATTTTTTATCAGCAGATATAGATTCTACATCAATGCCTACAAGAACACCGGTTTGTAATCTTTCTAAAGAATCAATACCAAAGAGTGATTTCATGTCATATTCAATAGGCATCGATAACTTATTAAGAAATTTATCCTTAAGTTTTCGCCATAAAGCTTGAGATGGAACGGTAATCTTAAGAAATGCGGATTCAACGCCTTGATTATAGTCCCACAATGTCTTATGATATTCTTTTGTCAGTTCAACAAGGGACTTTGCCTCTAATGGTACAGCATTAGATACCCATTCTTTGAAATGTAGAAATGCCACTTTATCATCTTTGAGTACATCAGGAATACGAACATAGAAATATGGACGAAACTTATCAACTTGTAGACATACTGATTGACCATCAGCTGTCAATCCAAAGATAAGAATTTGATAATAACGATTAAGCACTCCTTCCGCACGTTCATCGGAGTCATAGCTACCATCGTCGTCTGTACGAATATACTTATCTCGCCCAAGTATATCCTTACACTGGAAATTAAGATCGTTTCGTAAAGAGTCCATTAGCACTAAAAAATCTCAGATACACACATAGACTGTTCAATTTTTATGGCTTATATAGGTTTACTTAGGGGATGATGAAGGAGTTCGCAAATCACGATATAAACCACGTAGGCCTTTTTCAGCATACATTTGTTTCAAGGATTCAATATCATTCGATTTCACAATAATAATTCCTTGTAGTTTAAGCCTATTCATTGTATATGGTAAATTCAATTCATTAGACATTTGCTTAAATTCATTGATTGTAATAGTTTGTTCGTCATCAGGTAAATACATAAAGTTAAATCGTAGTTCACAATAACCAACTTTATCAGAATTCCAGATTGTTATAGGAAAGGAGGGTAATAAAGGAGCCTCTGAACGCCGTCGGCGAGAAGTACAACACAGGAAACCCATAGCATACTAACATAATCTGTGGGTTTTAATAAACATTCAATTTTTTTTATTCGCGATTTCTACGTGTAGATGCACGGCGACTAGAACGTTTAGGTGATTTAAATGTAATTTTACGATTCTTTTTTGTAAAGAAGTCATTAGCAAGTAATAATAAAATAGCAGGACCAGCCTTTTGTACAGCAGAGACAAATGCATTAGCCATACTACCACCGGTTTGTGCTATCATTTTATTAATAGAACTACCAGTACTAGTACTACTAACACCAGCTTGTATACCGGGTTCTTTACTATCAGAGTTAGCAGTTGAACGATTAACAACGCGTAAACCAGAATTTTTGCGTGTAGTATTATTTGGTGTACCGACTAGCATAGATTTCATAGTCTTTTCATCACGCATAAAAGGTACAGCATTTGTGACACTGGCAGAACCAGGTACAGGATACTCTTCAATCGCACCATTCGGTGAAACTTTAAGTACACTTGGGTAACCGTCAAGTTTCGCATTTGCTATAGCAGGGACTTTCTCTACCATATCATGGTGTACACTGACCATGTTGGCTGTACGCCCCGGTGTGTTTCCGAATTTCTTCCACGTCGGAAGGTATTTATGACAATGTCCACACCAATCGGCATATACCAAAACAAATGTGAGTGACCCATTTTGAAATAACGCAGATGCCTCTTTGGCACCATCCATATCACGAACATCTACGGGAGGTGTGGCGAAACGACCCAACTTATTACGATACTGAGGCATATTCTTATAATGGTCTGCGAAAATCTTTTACAATAAGTAAGGAAAGTATGAAACGGTATATTTTATTGCTAAGTATTTTGGCAATTATGCTTGTTCTTGCTCTAATACGTTCATACGCATTAGTACCATCCAAGGAATCGTTTGAAGACGTAGATGTAAATTCAGAATGCCCAGTAAGTGCTGTAAGACAACCAGATGGTACAATAAAAGTAGAGCCTGGACATCATACATTCAACACATTACCCGAATATACAGACTTTTTAGCCAAGTTATTTAATAAGGGTGCTAAATGCTTACCACCCATGGTAGCAAATAATAGAGAGCCTGTGCCTGGTATATTAGGTGGATTAGGAAACGGTCAACAGTCGCCGTCATCATTTAATAATGAAGGTACAACTCGTGATGTCTTTGCGTCTAATTTTCACGGTGAAGATACGTCAGTAAAGACACCCATTGATAAACTCGATGATTATGAATATACACGTGTATATCAACAGGAACGTGGAGCTCGTAATACAATTGAGGCACAGTCCAAAAATCAGAAACTAAAGTGGCGTAGTTTAGATTGGGCAAATCTACCCTTTAATTCTGAGACTCGAGCCAATCAAGAAGATACATTTGTGGCAGGACGTATGGAACATGGATTCCGTGAGCCGGAATCGGGTGTATTCTTTAAAAATATGGAGGGAACTAACGTTGAACCTCCGGATGTACAAGCAGAAAAAGATCGTGAAGAAAAAATACTAGCAGCATATCGTCCAACAGGAGTATCAAAACACAAGATTGATAGTGAAACAATGCAGGTTGCTCGATTAGTTCACGATTTATATGAAAAGGATCCAAATTGGGAACCAATTGTGACTAAAACAGGTGAGAATCAGTGGGAAGTTACAGAACTTCGTCCAAAGCCTCGTGAAGAACGTTGGGAAGACGCTCAGGCCAAAGCCACGTCATTATCAAAGGCCCAGGAATCAGGCATGTCTATTCCACCGCCTAGCATCGATATAAATGATCGTATGCGAGGCGATCCATATTTTGATAAAGGAGGCTTAGGTGACTATGATAACAATCGTTTTTGGAATTACAATGACTTCAATAAATGGACACCAGGACTTGAACGTATGTTTGCACCAACTATGAATAACGATAAATGGTATTAAAAACCATCTTAATTTTTTTCAATCAACAGATATTCGGTTCATTGAAAGAAATTCGTAGACGATAAATAGCAAAGTTGCCATAAATTGTTAATATTATCTATATGCTGTCGGAGGTACTAGGGAAATTACCTGGCTAAGGCAAGTACGACCCGCATCATAGACGAAAGATGTATACTGTTTGCCGCCATGTAGTAGAGTTGAATTTCCCTTACAACTCTACCAATAATAGATAAAGACTTTTTTTATGAGGTCTAAACGTATAAATACCATCATGACTAGCAATGTCTATTCGTATAACGATTGATACACGAGAAGACGATTTATGGGCAGTATTACAACAATACAATAACCCATCAGACCCACAGGGATGGTGGTGTGAAAAGGCCCCACTACAGGTTGGCGATATTGCCTTTTACAAGGCAACTGATATTAGTGGAGTGAACCCTCTTGTCATCCTGGAACGTAAGGCTGCGGCAGATTTAGGTGCCAGCCAAAAAGATGGACGCTATCGTGAGCAGCGTGCCAGATTATTTGCGTTACGAGGTGCAGGAACAACAATAGCATATATTGTTGAGTCACCGCCATGGACACCAACATTGAGTATGAAATGGTGTCAAGGTAAATTTACAGAGTCGCTCTTACAGCATGCGATCGTCCGCCTTCAACTACGTCATACCATTCCTGTCTTTCATGCATTTTCGTTATTAGGTACAGTTCAATGGATACGGCGTATAGCAACTGCTCTTGTAACTGATCCAACCATGTTCCAAAGTGCTATGGCAACAACAGCAACAGAGGTAGCACAAGTCTATAAAGAATCTATTCATGTAAAGAAATCCAGCAACAATACTCAAGAGACAATTTTTTATAGTATGTTGTCAACTATACCCGGTTTAGGTAAACAAGGAGTAGAGGGAATAATAACACATACAAAATCATCATTTACAACACTCCTAGCCATGTCTGAAACAGATATTGCCAAGATTCCAAAGGGTAAAACAAAAGTTGGAAAAACTGCTGCGAAGACAATTTATAATGTAATTCATTCTTAATCATGCTTATTTTGTTTTACCAAATAATACTGCTCCACCAGAAATTGTAGCAGTATTAGCAGTAGTAACAGTGCTAATAGTGCTAACAGCTGGTGCTGGTGCACTCAAAAATACAATACTAGATACTTGTGGTGCTGATGTATTAAATATTGTATTTCCAGATATACGTATAGGCATTCTAAATTAAATCAAGAAATCTTAAAAATTGATAATACGCATATTTTATGTAAATGTTACTAAGCCACCATGACTGAACCAACTCTTGTCATCACGCCGCTACCGGATGAACCTAAAATCTACAATCCCTGGAATCTTGCCAACCGTCGTATACCGGATGCCACGATTCTTCAGATACTTCGTCAATTTGGAATTAAGGATAAACCACGCCGTTGGGAACTTTTCCGCCAGGCCTGTGTTCATTCTAGTTATGTAGACCGTCAAGATCCACCAGCCTTACAATCTGGTGAACCTGTTATCATTGCTCCACGTCCAGAAAATTGTATGCCTTTGTGTACAGCAGATAATGAACAAATTGAGTTTGTAGGTGACTCGCTCTTAGGATGTGTTATTGCCTTATACTTACAGGAACGATATCCTGACCAAGATGAAGGTTTCCTGACTCGTTTACGTACACGACTTGTCAATAATAAACAACTTGGAGAACTAGCTCTTAAAATTGGCTTTCATAATTGGATTATCTTAAGTCGCCATGTTGAGGATGTATGTAATGGTCGTCGCAATTTGCGTATATTAGGGTCTATGTTAGAAGCCTGGGTGGGTGCCTTATACCTTGATATTGCGGATATTAGTCCAGGACAAGCCTTCGTTCGTGTACGTACATGGCTCATTTCATTGTTTGAAAGCCAAGTAGACTTTGTGATGTTGATTAGTGAAGATAATAATTTCAAAGATCAATTGCTTAAGTATTATCAGGCAACTTATCACACTCCCCCAAAATATAAGGAGGTCGAGATTGTGGGTCCGTTACATGACCGTACATTTACAATGGGTGTACTCAGTCCAGAAGGAGGTATTGTAGCAACGGCAACTGCACGCAATAAGAAGGTAGCTGAACAAGAAGCTAGTCGTCAAGCTCTGATTAAATTAAGTGCTTTACCACCAGACGATGAGTAATTATGGACGAATATCTAATGTAATAGAATTTATGGACTGATTGCTTTTGAAACTAGTTATTTTTGGTAACTGAGCATCGGGTTCAATAGCACGTCCTAACATTTCGGCGTCTTGGGCAGGATATACATTTCCAGTCGTCATAAAATCTGCTGAAGTAGCAGGCTCAACAATATCTAGTATTTCATTTTGCGGAGACTCGTCTGAAGATGTGGACGCCGAAGGATAGGAAACATATCGTACCGGACCAATAGCTTTTCTATGAAGTAAATGAGTATGTGAGAATCTATCTTTATTACGAGGATTTGTAGAATCTTGATCGGTCATTTCTTGACGCCCAATATCCAAAATGATATTGGGTAATGTTGATAAATCCATTTCTTTGATATCAATATTTGGTAATTTTTCAATAGCGTATTTTTTAATAGTATCAGGTATTTCTAAGTCGATTTTTAATAAATTAAGATATTGTCCTTTATTTTTAATAATTAAATATACAGCATCGCGGCGTAGTTCTACCGGAAGTTGAAATTCAGAGGCAATAGATGTACTAAACACAATCCATTCTTGTTTTAAGCGAATAAATGCTTCGAGTCGTTCCTGTACTTGAAAAACTTTTAAATAACCTGTAAAAATTGCAATAGAAAATGTAAATAAACAAAATAATCCATTTAATATTTCAGTTGCAACTTCATTATCCTTAATTGTAAATTGAGCTAGTGATATACTACCACATAATGTAGATAATAATAATCCTACAATAGTCCAATTTCGTAATATAGAACGATGTTGTCTAGACATCAAATCCATACATTTAATATTAAAAGCACCAATTTTGAGCCATTCATTCAGTGTAGTTACATTTGTTTTTGTCCAATTAGAACCATAAGAACGTTGTAAATCAACGGTTTCAATATTAGAGGGTGTTTCGTTCATTTAGAGTTTCCTAAATGAGGTTACGATTTTTTTAAGAAAAACAACCGTGAATGTAGAACTATGGCTGCGAATCAACGTGTTACGTTTCGGCTACCCCGGTTTCCAGCTCCTATTGCGAAAGAGCTTATACGTACAGCACCAGCACCAGCATCTATATTTGAATTATTAGAAGGGTCTACAGCCACAGTTGACCCAACTTTACCAGGAACAGTTATTGGTACAGGTGTTGGCATTTCAGGAGCTCCAGGTGCTATTAAACCACGTGTTGAGGCTAAGCCACGTGAAACCAAACCTCGTGTCACGGCTGACGAAACAAATGCCGAAGAGGTCGTTATCCAACCAGCTCCTAAAGTTGAGTTATCTCCTTTACCAGATAACTTATCACAATTGGAAGCTCGTATACAGAAACTTATGGATCGTGATCGAATTGGTATTCATCCAAAAGAAGATATTTTTGTTCCAAGCAATCGTCGTGCGTTCAAACAGTTTATTATTCAAACCTACCAAGCCTACCAATTACCTAAATTAAACGCAATTCCAGATCCTGACGCATGTGCAAAAGCAGCGGCAAGTAGTAAAAAAGAAGTTAAGGCATTTGCATATCAATCCTTTGTACGTGATTATATACAGAGACCAAGTCCTTATCGCGGTGTCCTTGTGTATCATGGTCTTGGTAGTGGTAAAACATGTACATCTATTGCTGCCATGGAAGCCTTAAGTGTAGCAGATGATACAAAACCTGTTTTTGTTATGACACCAGCAACATTATCACCAAATTACAAAGATGAAATTACAAAATGTGGTCCATTTATTTATCGTACAAATAATTATTGGGAATTTATAAATGTTCCAAATCTAAAAGCACCGACAGCAGAATCTGAGTTATTGCTCAAGACAATGAAGATACCGGCTCACAGTATACGTAAACGTAAAGGTGGTTGGTTACCGGATCCATCTAAGCCATCTAATTTTGAGACATTATCCCAAGACGATAAAAAGCAGATTCAGGAACAAATTTATGAACTTATGGATTCACGTATTCAATTTATACATTACAATGGTCTTACTGAAAAAACAGTACGTGAATGGGCCTGTGAACAACCTAATAAATTCGATGGTGCAACTGTCGTTGTTGATGAAATACATAACTTAATTCGTACAATTAATAACAGTCAACTTGAAACATTCTATAAAGATGAACCACGTAATATGGCCCAATATTTACCAAAGTTCTGTAATGTAGGTGAACGTTATCGTATTTCCTATCTTCTTTATCGTATGCTGTGTAATGCGGTTGGTCTCAAACTAATTGCCTTATCTGCTACCCCAATTATTAACTTTCCTCAGGAAGTTGCTATATTAGCAAATCTTTTGTCAGGTGATACACGTATGGTAGAAGTGAATGTGCCTGGTTTGGAACGTCGTGCCGAAATATTACGATTTTTGGAACGTCATCCAGAAGTGGATTTTGCCGAAGTATTACCAAGACCTGATTTATCGGTAAGTCAAATACGTATAACACCTGTAGCAAGCGGATACCGTAAGGTATTAGATAAAACTGGAGCATTACGTGGATTTGTACGCGATCAACGTTTATCTGGTTTAGCAACCGAGATTGAACGTGAACGAGCATTAGAGCCCTGGTTTAATCGTATATCAGATGCCATGAATAAAGCAAATCTTCCAGCCTTTGGAACACCTACATTTTCATCCATAACTCGCTTACCAGATACAGAAAAGGAATTCCGTGAAATGTTTGTAGATACAGAAAATTTTGTAATAAAACCTCGTGTACGTCTACCATTAATGGCTCGTTTATCAGGATTAATTTCCTATTATAAGGGTGGTAAAGCAGACCTTATGGCACAAGTCACTAAAGATGAAGAAGTATTTGTTGACATGAGTGATTTACAGCTTAAGAAATATACAGATCAACGTAAAGCTGAAATTGATAAAGAATTACGTCAATCAAAGAAAAAAGCAGCACCAGGTGTACAATATGGGGATTTAACAAAGAGTATTAATAGCACGTTTAAGATTTTTTCACGTGCGGCATGTAATTATGTCTTCCCTGGTGAATTAGAACGTCCACAGCCAGCAGACTTTCGCGATGTATTGAAAATGATAGGCGATCGTGCTGAAAAAACAGAGGAAGAATCTGAGCCAGGAGCCGAAGCCGACATTATTACGAATGATGATGTAGTTCTTGCTGATAAAACAAAAATACTCGATGAGCCTACTACATATGAAGCAGCATTAGTGCGTGCTGTAGCTGATCTTCGTGCAAATGCTGCTACATATTTTTCCAAGGAAGCATTACCTAACTGTTCGCCAAAATTTCAGGCAATAATTGACCGTATACAGGAAAGTAAAGGACCTGCCTTAGTTTATTCTAATTTTAAGACATTAGAAGGTGTTGGACTCTTTGGTGTAGCACTGGAAACGCAATTAGCAATGAAAAAGTTTGATATTACACCAAACGGCGGAAATTGGGAATTAAGTTCCGATACATTAACTGGTGTAGCAGGTACAAAGTTTTATATTACTTATACAGGTGATGAAGATCGTCAAAAGCGTAAGATTTTATTGGATATTTTTAATGGTAAGTGGCAAAAGTTACCAGGCACATTGGCAAAGCAAATTAAAGACATGACTGGACAAGAGAATAATTTGACCGGTAATGTTGTAAAAGTATTTATGATTACACAGTCTGGTGCTGAAGGTATTTCGTTAGCAAATGTTCGCCAGGTTCATATTATGGAACCCTATTGGAACTATGTGCGTTTGGATCAGGTTAAGGGTCGTGCAATTCGTATTTGTTCGCATATGGACTTACCTCCAGAGGAACGTACGGTTGATGTATTTACATATATTGCTAAGTTTTCTCAAAAACAAATTAAAGACCGTGCGGTTATTGAGACACTCATGAATTTTGATGAAGGTAAATCTACAGATGAGCAGATTTTTGCCCTTCTCAAAGCTAAAAAGAAGTTAGCCGATTCTATATTAGATACAATGAAACAATCAGCAGTTGATTGTGAATTAAATGCTACAGAGAACGGAACATTGGCGTGCTATCGTTTTGCAGGCGTGCCTAGCATGGAGCCAATGTTTCATCCTTTGGTAGATGTACACGTGACCGAAGCCGAGGCAGCCATTCGTGCCGTTGTTTAGAGTATCCCAATACATAGCCACTATAATCACCATTACGAATCTCACGCCATTCTATAAATCCTAAGCGTTCATATAATGCTTTTGCGTTCAAGTTATCCTTACTTACCTCTAACCAAATATGGTCAACTCCAAAGTCTTTGACTTCATTCAATAGAAAAGAACCAATTCCTTTGCCTTGATGCTGTTCATCAATACATAGGAAACTAATTTCTAGGCCATCGGGAAGTCCTTTGGAACACTTATTTTTATTAATAATCATAAATCCAACAACCTTTCTGCCAAGTAATACAATACGAGAATAACTAGATTGGTCTCGCACTGCGTTACGAATCATAGAGTGACATGCTTTGTGAAATAATTCTTCGCCAAGCCGTATAACGGCATCGTGAAAGTGAGGTTTATAGTCTGTAATAGTGTACATACCTATCCTAATAAATACATATATTTCTAATAAAATAAACTCTACACGAAGATATAAAATCTTCTAGTGTGCCATAGTTTACACTAAAGTGTCGTTGCATATTCCTTACCACTTCCCTGACGTACTATAGGTGGATCTAACCATAATGATCGCGATTTATGTAAAGTTAATTGATAATTTAATTCCCAATCTAGTACATCCGCAAAAGGAAATAAAGTCCCAACTATTTTTTTTAGCATATCAACTTTAAAAATCATGGCATCCGTTGTACGTGTATGATAATAATAGGGTGCATTAAACCAATTATGAATATACTTAGCTTCATGGGGTGGTCGTAAACCAGCACCAGCAGATATTGATAAAAAGTCCCATGGCACTCCGTCAAGTTGTTTCATAGCATTCGCTAGTTTTTCTAAAAAATCATCATCAAATAAAACGTCGCTTTCTAACATCATAACAACTTGATGTCCACTTTCCAAAGCCTTTTTTGCCATATCTGCCCAATTCAACACTAATGAAATTTCACCTGGTTTTAAATTATTAGATGTACCTGACCGTTGAAATTCAATTGGTTTGCGATTTTGCCATGGATCATAGACACGATGGCATTCAGCAGCTGACAAGTCTGATCCATAGCATGCCAGCCCTATTGTATAGCATGAATTGTCTAGTTGATTATGATTCAACCATCTAGTTAAGTATGCTGCACGATCTGGCTCCCGCTGTATATCACATAAAATATATGTATGATCAATTGGCTTAGGCCAGTTAGTCATAATTATAAATATAAATGATTATATATTTAGGCCGCTTATCCATTAATTGGTCTTGAGCCATTCCATCCTAAGGCATAGTTCTGGTAAAAGTTACCATTGACGACCTTCTGTTCGCCACCAGGTAATGATAAATCAGGACCGGCATTGTAGTTAGGATCATTCATGTAGTTCATTTCGGCCTTGATTTCAGCATCTGATAAGACACGGTCATAGATGTGGAAGAACGCATAACTGGCTGGAGGTGTTGTTGATGCGTTCATTGTACCATTACAGCAGCCTACTTTAGGCTCTGTTTCATAGACACCATCACGCCAATGACCAGACCCAGCCGTAAAACGAGCATCAATACCACGACCAATAAAGATTTCACGCATAATAAAGTCAGGAAAATATGTCCAAGAACCACGGATATTGGCGTATAAGTCAGGATTGATTCCTTGGCCTACATTGACACCGTCAATATAAATTGCGTGAATACCATAGACATTCACATGTACAGCATAGTGATGCCATCCATTAGGATTGCCAGCAGCTGAACCACCAGCACCAACACCATACCACATATTACGAGAATAACCTGCTCCAACATTTACACCACTAGCACTTATCTGAGAATACATATTAATACGAGCAGTAAACTCTGTAATTGTACGAACTTGTTCAGTATCAGGTATAGTATTATTGGGGTCAAACGTATTAATAGTTGGCCACTCTGCCATGGATAAGGCAATTGGTGTTGCTCCAGCAGGACTATTTGATTTTGAATACCATGTATATGTTTTGAGGGCAGCCCAGCGTAGCGGGGTTAAAATCTTAATATAGGCATTTGGACCAGTTTGGAGAGACGTTATGCCATCAACCTGAGAAATAGAGGCACCTACATTCATAGAAACAACTGTACCATGACGATCCTTATCTGTACCACGGAAGAAATCAAACGCAATTACTGGAGCTGTTTCAGGGAAAGGCATCTGAGCCATTGTGTTAATACGATCCCATGCTGGGCCACCAATCTGTAATTGGCCAGTGGCATTAGCACTATTATACATTAATTCTACAATGTTATTCTGACCACCTGGAATAGTTACAGGTACATTATAATGTGTAGTATTTTGAATTAAGTCACGAGCAAATGTTTCAGAACCATTGACTGCCATACGAAATCCATTGGCAACCCAAATATCCATATTATTTGATAAATTATTTGGACCAGGATTCATTATCATACGTGTCTTCATCCATACAGGTGAGTTTGAACGAGACTTACCCATAGGTGAATTATCGTAATCCGCAATGTTTGTCCAACCAGTAGTGAGAATATCACGACCCATAAACGCAGGGTAAAAGATTTGGGTACGTCCCCAGTTACGTGTTCCAGAATCACGTGACCATGGCCCATCGTACTTGGCACTGTACCACATACGTTCCATACCAGGATTATTACAGGTGATTGGTAAATCACGTACAAATTTAATACCAAGACACTGTGTCATACTCTTATCTTGTACATCAGAGTCTCCATTTGTCATACCATTATACATATCGGCAAAATATTTCTTAACATCTCCCCATGTAGCCTTACCAAGTGCAGCTACAGTGGCATCTGTTGGTTTTCCAGTACCAGCATCCTGGCAACCGGCCTGACGGTAGGCACGTTCAACGCACATTGTAGGAAATGGTCCGGCATCATTATCATCAAAGACACACACATCAAAGTTATCTAAACCAACTGCTAAAAATGTAGCAGCCTCACGTAATAAAGGAGTAGACCCACTTTTCATAGTATTCCAAATCTGGCTATAGACCATTATAGCAGAATCCTTATCAATATTACCATAACCTAATACAGCATCTGGTATATTGATTCCACCTTGACGCATAATTTGTAAGGCCATAGCATCGTTACCACCTGGAGAATTGGCGTTATATAAAAGACGAAGAATGGTACCCTTTGTATTATATCCAAGACCCTTACATAATGAAATTAAGCAAGCACGAGATAAATTACCAGAAGCATCTGGAGTACATATTGTAATATCAGGAGCAGCTGTTAAGGATGGAGGACCATTATTAATGGCACAGGCAGCAGAATAAGAACCACCTCCTTTTATGAGACACTCACCGTCCTGATACCAATTACCATTCATTTGGTCACATTCAGCATTTGTGTATAAACGAATTAAATTGTCGGCACTTGGGTGTCCAAGGTCTGGATTACAATTGATACCATCTACAGTTACAGGGCCAGCAGCAGGTGGTGGATGGCATGTAGCACTAGATGTTGCTGGTTTTGTACCACAAGCATTAATATCATCAGGATATGATTCATTACCAGATGCGTTAATTGGAACAGCATAACCCTTGCTCATACAGAAACCACATACGTTCTTAATACCAGGAGCATCAATGAGGTCACAGTTTGTAATACGACGACATATCTTTATTTCTTCCATGCGTTGAGCAGTAGGAATATCCCATACCCATTGTCCACCGTGTGGTAATTTGTCTGGGAAAATAGGACCTTCAAATGTACCGGATGCACCAACGGATGGAGTAGCAGGATCGTCTATATACCACCAACCACAGTTATAGACTTGCTGTGGAATACGATTAGGTAAATTCTTTGGCATCTTTGCTTGACGACATAAGTTATCTAAGCCTACATATTTGAATCCTGGATCAACTGTAAGATATGTAGAGTAGTCGCGGTCAGGTGTATCGGGTAAATAAAGGTCGGGGGAATTGATAGCACCGTTGATATCATCTGTAGGAGCACCAGGTTGTGTAAAAATAGCCTTTAATCCCTGTTCTTGAAAACGAGTAAATAACTTTTGTGCGTAGGATGTTTGCTGATTTAAAAATGTACCATCACCGTCAGTAAATCCTTCAGGTTTGGATGATGGTTTTAAAAATAGGATTACCGCCAGGCATGTAACCACAATTAAAATAACGATAACCCATGGCTGCATGTTGTGATGCTCTACTTTATCTAGATTTTTTACAGAGTCTTGAACTCAACCCTTCATAGTGTAGAGTTCAAAAAAGAATTAATTATTTAATAACCTATATTACCATATAATGGCTGTCCTGTAAAAGGTGGCATAGACGCATTTGTACCACGTGCATTAGGTGGTTCAGTAAAATACCATGTCGCACGACGCATATCGGCTGGTTCATTGGATACTGTGCTCATTCCAACAACATGAGCATTACTCTGCCAATGGACAACCATGTATTGATTCTTATCTAATGGGCTTTGGAGTGAATATCCTGCCTTATCTCCATTGAGAGCTGGAACTAATATAAATGAAAATCCAGGTAATGTCCATACAGAGTAATCCATATTCATATACACATAATTGTTAGGTGCTCCATATAACATGCCTTGTGGAGCCTGGATAGAAATCGCATTGGCTACACCAGATGTTGATGGGACTATGACAAAATTATATAGAGATGAATCACCATTAATACCGCCAGACGCATTACCAGCATAAACCATTTTACAAGGACCTTGGTTATTTACACTTTGAATTCCCAAATAATATACATTTGTACCTTTAACAGCATTACGAATAGATACAGATAATCCAGTTGCTGAACCTAATAACTCTTTCATGGAATAACGAGGTGCGACTGCAGCATTATTGAAATTTACAGTATAGGGTATTCCATAGTTATTAATTGAATAGTGCTGATCCCAAATACGCTGTTCAGCAACGACACTCTGAGATTCATCAAGTAATTGTACAGCAGCAAACACTTGACGCTGTCCGCAGCAATCTGTGCGAGGATAGAATTTCGCACTACCAATATTGTATACACGTCCTAAGTCAACTATCCACCAGTCATTTACACTATCATTACCATCGCATAGACCATGATACTCACCATCTCCATGTGCATGAGTTGTAGCATTACCATCATTACCATACTTTGGTAAACCGGACCAAGGAAATTGACCATTTGCCCAAATATTTCTGGATGAGGTTGGTTTTCCTTTGGCAACTTCAATTCCATCTGTAGTAAAAACCTGAAGTTGAGGAATCTGTAAGCACCATTGTTGATCAAGATATTCCATAGAAGCTACTACACGTACATATCTAGCACGAGCACCACAATTGCTAGTTAAACTATTAGTATCAACTGACTTGTTAATACCATAGCACATACGGATAGCTGTTTCAGCCAATGGACCATTAGCTTTTGCTGCAGCACGACCACCGGCACCTTTTTCAAGAATCATGTCATTTGACCAGTAGTTGGCAGTCTTATGCCAAGAATCATAAATGAGTTGAACAGCATCAACAAGGCGATAACCGGCCTTAGTTAATGGATATGCCTGGTCATTGACATATTTTACGGCATCGTGATTTACGGTTTTTCCATCAGGTTTGAGAGGTGATAATGTACCGGAACGTTGGCATGCCTGGAATGGATATTGATCACGATCAGACTGTTGTCCCTCGCCATTACGAAGACCACTGCTACGTTCAGCTAATGTTACAGGATAGTTAGAATAAGTATTACGAATTGTACTTCCAGTAGTGTTATTAGAACCTTGTTCGCGTGTTGTGCTAGAATATGTATTCATATATAAGTAATCCATACATAATGGATCTAGTGTACCTTCACCAGCAGATGGATATACATTAATTATAATGTTTCCAGCATCATCTTCTGTTAAATATTCGCATGGAGAAACCATATTATAACCAAATAAAAGTTGGGAAGCAGCATTAATTGCATTACGAGATTGAACAGGATCAACTGTTCCATCAGAATTTAATCCAACACGCTTTCCATTGGTATCACGACCTGTCATAATCATAGTATATAAGCCGTTGAGATAGGCACTAATTGTATCCATAGAGCCATCACCATAATTATTTAATTGTGCCAATCCACCGTTGGTTGTAGCAAGTTTACCAGCGTAAGGATCACCACCAGCACCAATAAACATACTTGTCAAGCATTTCATACTATATTTACCTGGAGCCTGACCAGCAGCTAAACAAGGTGATGTTGCCATAAGGGTCATACTGAATGGTTGACCAATGAGTGGTCCAGCACGAGACATTGCACGATCTTCCTTATAGTAAGCATCCATGAATGTATTTGGTAATTGTACATCAAAGAAGGCAGATGCATGTGTTGGTTGATTAGACCAAATCCAGAACTGATTTGTAAGAATATTTGGAAAATCCTTAGAATGTGGAGATATGATTTGACTACTATTCGCAAATGTACCATAACGACGTAATGTTGAAAACGTTTTGAGACCATCAGGTCCAGTACTTGATGGAGGAAATGCATTGACTGTTGTAATAGTAGGTTCAAAAGGAATGACTCGAACCGCTTGTTTGTCAGATGTAGTTTCCCACTGAGCAACAAAGGCACGAAGACCCTGAGCCTGATAATCACCATCCTCAAATCTAGACCACATTGGGGGCTGTGTACTTTGGTCTGGTCTTGCCTTATCATAAGGAGCAAACCATGGAAGTGCTGTAGAATTGAGTTTTAAGTTTGTATCGCCAGTATTTGGAGGAGGCTTGACACCATAGCACCAAGAACCACCCTTTCCACCAGTCCAACCACAATCGTTTAATCCTTGACCTCCACATCCAGGGGCGGATGTTGACTGTGATGGATACATATTTCCAGAGGATGTCCAAGCACAACTACATGTTTGAGCACCATTGTTAAATGCATCCTGAGCTTCATCACCTGTTGCTAGACGTGCTCCAATAGATCCACATACAGCAGCAGCAGATGATTGTGTTTGGTTGTAACGATTATCATTTGTTAAGCTACGATTGAAAATGAAAGCTTCAGCTTGTCCACTACCCATTTGAGGTGTTTCCATACCAATATAAACACGATACTTGTTCAATTCCTGAACTTTACTTACAGGTACAACAAGTACTGTATCAGTACCTTCGGCAGAGCCAACAAGTTTATTATTAGAGTCGTATATTCTAATACGATGATAACCAGATCCTGTTGGGAATACTACACGTAAATTAACGTTTGTCTGACGAGTCTTAGGATCATAAATATACTGATCAGAGCCTGCTGATGGAACCTGAGCACATGTTGTAGGTGTTTTGCCTTCAGCAGTAACACCGGTGCCGGTATATGTCACAGTATTATTTACATCAGCTGAAGGTGTACCAAAACCACCTGAAGCACCAAATTCTAAACAGTCTTGACGATTAGCTTCTTTCTCGCATGTAGCCGCATCTACATATAAATAACCACCAGGACAGTCACCAACAGTAGCTTGATAAATAGGCTTTTTATTACCAGCATTGGCTTCAGCTAATTTGCGGTCATCGGGAAGAACTAGGAGACCACCAATCCATTTACCTTCATCGGGATTAGGGTCTGAGGGAGACCAAGGTGTACCCTTAAGAATACAGACACCACACTTCTTGAAGTTAGGATCCTTGAGAGCGGAGCATGAGCCACGTCCCTTGAGCGTTTGGCATTTCTTTGCTTCGGCAATAATAGCACTTGGAGGTGGTAATGTTTCTAGTGATACTTCGGTAGTTGTAGATAAATAACTACCCTTATTCACCTTTGGAACAAGCTTTGTTGTATTCATCGTAGCCTGAATCTGTTTGGACATATTCATAACCACCGTTGGATCATCGGAATTGGCAATATTTACAGCAGTTGGACTGATTGTAGGAGCCAAATGATTCGCGTTTTGAAGTTCAAACTTATTGAAGCCAATTCTATCTTTGGCAAATGAATCATATAGTTCAAGGCCGGAAGACGTATTATCAAAGCCCTCATTGGTTTTCTTTGTAAGCATTGGCAACACCATTAATAAAATGAGGCCAAGCACAATGATGCCAATTAGAATGCTGGCATTGTTCATTCTCTTCTACAAGTTATGCCTGATTTTTTTGACTCCATTGCCCTATGCTCATATTAAAAATATATACATATATAGCGTTAATATATATAACTAAATATAGTATATTTATACATTATCAGGACGAATATTTGATGTTGAATCCATATCACGTGTGATAATACGAAGTACTAGATGTGTCTGACGGCTTAAGTTAATTAGAGCTGCGTTTGCTTGATTGGGCTCATCGCTTGTATTATCTAACAAACTAGCAAAGGTTGATTCTGCACTTGATGAACCTCCAAAATAGGATGAACTGCGTGATACACTACCAGTCTTAGGATCATCAAATTGATTACGTACAAAAATTACATTACAATAACCAGCATTGTTACGACCGTCCTGTACTACACCGGCTCCGTCTACATATCCTGTTGCGACTACATATAATCCGGCTGAATTATTAATAAAATTTGCGAATTCTGTAGCGGCAGCAGATACAGTAGTTGGTGCGTAACCCTGAATTTGTATATTATCACCTTCACTTACAGCACTAAACGAGAAATAGGCTGCTGTTTTGATAAGAATATAGGCATTTTGAGGAGATGTAACACCATAAAGTGTATTGTTAGAACCAATAGTTGTAAATGCATCGCTCATACAAATACGAGCTATAGACTGAACATCTGAATCCGCAGATAATAATTCACCATTATGACGTTCTAGACGTATAGATAAACGTTGAAGTGTTGCCAATGGCGTTGGTGTATAAACCTTTTGTGTTTTTAAGAACTTAGGAATAAACCCAGTATAACCAGTCTTAGCTAATACAGGTGTAGCAGAGATTGCTGCTGTATTTTGAGCCAATAAATCAGACGACCATGTAGTATCGTATTGAACAATCGCAAATGTATTATCTTCATAAGGATTTGTAGAAAATCCATTATTATTGAGTTCAGCAATACGTACACCGGCAAATGGTAATGAAAATATATTAACTACGCGAGTAATATCATAAGCAACGCTTGGTGAGTTCGAGGCAACACGAACCAAGGGAGTCAATGACTCAATTGGCATAATTGCCTTCACAAACTCTATACGTTGTATATTACGAAAACGTTCTTGTAAGGCTGGGTTAAAGTTAAAGCCCTGTTTTTTGGAACCTGTGTTAAAGTTTACACTAAAATTGTAACGATTTTCTGTTGTATTACGTAGCCAATCACGATCCGATGAAGTTAAGAAAATATTATATTCTGTTTCACGATATTTTACAATATCTTCTTGTGGAATAATATAGTCTTGTGGACGAGGAGCAAGTAATGGTGGTGCCTGTTCTGCTTGAGGAGGTACAGGCTGCATAGCAGAGGGTGGTTCTTCACGAATCTCTAAACGAGGTGGAGGACCAGCTAATCCTAAACCACGAGCCTGGTCTTCACGTTGTTTTTGCATACGCTGCATTAAAAGTACAGGATCTTCATTTGATTCTAACATATCGGATTGTGTTCGAAAGTCAGGAACAGCTGGTACAATCGCAGGAGGAGGAGCACGTTCGGCCATTAACTTTTCATACCGTTGGGAAGGGTCTTCAAATAACTTATTAAAATCATTGTCATTTCCACGAGGAAGTGTACCAACAGAGACAACATTAGGTGCAGGAGCCTTTTGACGTTCTAGCCAATTATCGACGCTAGTTGTTGTTTCCTTTAATACTTCCTGATTTAAGGACTTTAGGGGTGCCTTAGTTCCTTGTATACGATTTACTTCAGTCATATAGTGTTTAACAGTATCTTGTAGACGTTTCTCCAAACGTTCAGGAATGGCCTGTGTACCTAATTGTTTCGCATAACGGCCACGAAGAAAGGTAAGAATCTGATTGTAATTTGTTCCATTAAGAAACTGATTTGCCGTCGGGGCAGGTTGTCGATTACCGGACATCTCTTCTAAGATTGTGTTAGAAACCCAGTTTTAGAACAAAACGCTTTTTAAGTACATAAAGTTGGCAGTGCTTTTTCAATAGCCTCGCGACGAGGTTTTTCCTCAGCAAATAATACATCACGAAATGCATTCATAGTATCATCATCCACAATATTTTTAGAAATGTTATAAAATGGACGACCACGTAATAAACAAATAATTACAAATAAACAGTACATTCCACATTCTGAACCCTTTCGTTGATGACGAATATCATTATAATAAACGTGTTCAATGCCTTGGTCTTTACAACGTTTCAATAATCGTGTCACTTCTTCTGGTGGTTCAATACCATAGGAATCAAAATAGTAAGCAGATTTAGCAGGTATATCTATAAAAGCACAAACCCAGTGAGAACCAGGTTCATCATGAGGATCAAGATTGAAAATGATACCGATTTTTGTCTTACCATTTGTGTTTGTCAAGTCTAGTTTACAAAGTTCATCAACAATACATTTTCCCCATGCACCTGATTTTTCATCAAAATCAATTGGTACAGGTCCAATAAATTCAAACTCAGGTATAGCCGCCTCATATTGAGTCATAACATCCTCAATATTGAAAGAATCAAGCCAGGTTGTTGGTTTATTATCCCATTCTTCGGGTTTCTCGGGGCGGAAAAACTTTAATAAATCCTTTTTGTTCGGTATACCAGGAAGTTTCTTAACCATACAATATTCTGTATCGCATTTATAATGTGATTTCATAGCTTGACGCATTTTTTTGAATAAATCCTTTACATTGGCACCTTTTCCAACTGTAGCTTTATTCTTTCGCGTCTTGGTAACATTGATTTTATACCGGGGATGCGTCTTATTCCATACACGTCGTAATTCTTCTAAAGACTTAGGCGGTAAACACGTTTCACCGTCCCGACGACGTAATGCTGGACTACATTGAAATGTTGTTGAAGCTGGAGTAGACTCCATGTTAATAAATCCATAGAAAAAAAGCACACAATACTGTAAGAATGGAAGTAGAAATAAAGGATGTATATTTTCGTCGTTTGATTGTACCCGTTGTGGTTTCTTTGCTTGTGTTATGTGGTGCTGTTGTTATTATAGCAACACCACCCGGTACACCAGCACAATGGGATACATTTGGAACTGCTTTTGGAACAGCAACAAAAACTGTAGGTGGCGCCTTGAAGAAATCATTGCGAAAGTAATTCGCAGCCAAATATAGAATATGGCATCGTCCGCAAATTGGTCGTACTATGTGGCTATTGCCATATGTGCGGTATTATTTTCCGTAGTTGTAGGTACATTTGCCACTTTAGTTCCAAAAGATTCAGCTCAAAATACTAAACTTCTAACAGTTGTAAGTGTATTTAGTTTTGCGGCTTCTATTGTAGCATATGCTTTGGCTCTCTATCATTTTAGTTCAAATCCATCTCATTTAATACAGTTTTTACTAGCCATTGTCATGATGATTCTTCTTCCGGCGGCATTAATTTCCATTAGTATCAGTACAATTACAATTAGTAATTTACGAGATACTCTTGCCGCACAACCCTAAATATTCAGTTATTCATTTCATCCCATATAAACGTAAGCGTTCCTTGTCTTTGTAAGATATGGAGCGGCTACATGTTCCATGGATGTTTTTTGGGCCTACCGGCAGCGGTAAGGTTTCACAAGCACGTAAATTAATCGAAGACGCACATAAATCAACTATTACATATCCTCTTGAGTCTCGTATTTTTAACGTAGGTGATAATTACGAAGCTCGTGTATTAGCAAGTCCGTATCATTTTGAGATTGATATTCCAAATCTGTCCATGCAAGATAAACAAATTATTGGCGAACTCTTAACAACATTCTTTTCATCTGGTGATGTGTTAAGTAGTTTGCGGTCATCGACACGTAAGCTTGTTATTTTACGTCGTGCTCATAGTTTATCATTACCTGCTGCTATACGAGTACGTAGTATATTACATCAATTTGTATTACCTCCCGACGCAGCAGGTATGTTATGGATTACTGCTCGTGAAATGACCGGTCCATTAGCTTTATTAGAAGATGCATTTGTACGTTATCGTATGCCTCGTATGTCTTTTACAGATTGGCAGCAACAAGACATACCAGAACCGCTCAAAACAGAAATCGCATGGGATCGTTGTATTGGTCGTATTGAACGTGTTCAGGAAATTGTAAAATTTTTTCCATCAGGAAATTTACCAAGTTGGCCACGTCGTATTCAAGATTATTATGACGAAATGGTGGAAATGCTGATATATCAAGCAATGTCAGGTAAAACACCAAATCTTACAATTGTATTATGGATTCGCGGTCGCGTATACCAGGCATTAAGTTTATGTCAAACAGGTCCTGAGATTATTGATAGCTGTGCGGCAGCATTACAACGTAAATATGAATTGTTAGAACCTCAGGTCTTTTGGAAGGCTATGCGTTCACTCACAAGCACCGAACCGCATACATCCTATCGTACGCCGTTATCTTTAGAATCAGGTCTCTTAAATTTATTTGATACAATTCGTACACATGCTAAACGTCGTTTAGAAAAACCTTTACCAATTCAGGATGAGCGACAAAGCGGCATGGACGCTCTTGCGACAAACAGTATTGTCACAGCCGTCGCTACAACAGCAGCCCCAGCCAAGACAACTGTCCGTCGCAGAGCGGCACCACGTAAAACAACAAGTACAACCTAACGGGTGGGATGAAGGCAAAATTTATAGTTTTATGAATCAGTCAGATACCAAAGCATATGCTATAGATCTTACATATGGTGGAATATTAGTTATTTATACAAATGAGCCATCCACAATCAAAACAATAGCAAAAGAAGTTAACTCAATACTACATTGGCTAGGTACACCAAAAGGATTTACAGTCTATGTATGGTGGCGTGATGATCCTCGCATACTCGAAGCACATACATGGCCTACAAAAACTCAAGTCAATGGTGGTTGGGCGACTCCTGGTAAACCCGCTGTTCATTTGTATAGAAAAGAAGAATATATACGTGTATTAATACACGAAACAATACACGCAATGAATTGGGATTGGGCGATGCCATCATCACCTTTACCATGTTGGGGGTTGGGCAAAAACGCTGTATTATCGCCCTATTTAGCAGAAGCCTGGACAGAATTATATGCCGAATGGTTATATTGTGGATGGTATAATATATCATGGGAAGCACAAAAAGCCTGGCAGCATCAACAGGCACTACAAATTTTAGCTCGTCAAGGAAATAAACCATGGGCTGAAAATACTAACATATTTGCCTATTATATTCTTAAAGCAGCATTAGCACCACATATATCATTTTTATGGATGTTTCAAACTGGACAATCAAACGAAGAGGAAAATCGTGTGTTATGTGCATTAGTTACACCTGAATTAGATGCTATGAGACAAGAGGCAAAAACTGTTAAACCAAAAAAAATAAGTATGTGTATGACCTTGTTAAAAAATTGAAGACTAGGCTATATATGAATAGAACAGTATACACTACACCACCTACATAAAATTATTACTTTCTTTCATTATGGGAATTCGTGGATTAACTGGATGGATAAAATGGACAGCAGGCTCGACACTAAAAGAGCCAAACTGGTCCGATTGGAAAGGCAAGAAAATAGGAGTTGATATTCTTGGCTTTCTATACAAGGCAAAAGCACTACATTACAATCCCTTGGTTTACCTTGGAAAAATGATTGCGGCTTTTAAGAAATATGATATTATTCCTGTGCCGGTCTTTGATGGAAAGCCGCCAGAGGAAAAGCGTGAAACGTTGAAGCAACGTTCAGAATTACGTGCTAGATCCGATGTTCGTAAAACAGAATTGGAAAAGGATATGGCATCCATGTCTACTACAGATAGAAGCGTAGCAGAACTAGAGTTACGTGCGTTGGAACAAAATACTACATTTCTTACCTCAGAAGAGCGTACACTAGCCAAGCAACTTCTATACGCATGTGGTGTAACAGTCCTTAATGCTTCAGGCGAAGCAGACAATGTGCTGGCATACTTTGCAAAGCGAGAAGAACTTGTAGCTATTGTAAGTAACGATATGGATTTATTAACGCGTGGTGTACAAATACTTCTTGTACCAGAAAACTATGCTCTTCCAGGAGATACATCAGGATGGACTCAATATACGCTAAATGCTATTTTGGAGTCATCATCCCTCACATATCAACAGTTTGTAGAAATGTGCGTATTGATGGGATGTGATTATACGGCAGGATTGAAAAGCTTTCCGTATAAGGCAGCATATTGGAACATTAAGTATCATAAGCTTAATATTGAAGATATACTAGCAAAACACAACATTGTTGATGTTAATCCTTATAAGAAGGCTATTATTATGCTTACTGGGGTTGATGAAACTATGGATTCACTTATGGGTTCAAAGCAATGGGATAAATGGGCTGAACCTACACATGCCGTTGAAGTATCTTCATTAGCTGAGTTTCGGAAGGCTAGTCTTGCAGAATTATCAGAAGATGAGTATAGTTTACTAAGCAATGGCCTCATTTAATATATTTGCGGCAGCCTTTACGGCAGATACAGTAGCACCGCCACCACTATGATGAATTGTAGCAGTACGCATAACCATGTAAAATGTACCAATCGTTAAAATAAATAAAATCAAAAACAGTATTGCTGATAATAATATATATGGAAATACACGACTAATAATATGACTTACAATAGGGTCCAGTAAAGATTGAAGTTTTTGCTGGTTTTCAGGTGTACGAAACGTAGCAAATATCTTATCGCCGATATGAGTTGCCATATCATTAGTTGCCTCTTGGTAACGGTCACGGTCACGGTCGTCTGACATTTTCAAGGCGTGCGGAGTTTTTTTGCGTAGGACATCGCACTCCACACTAAACCATGTTTGGCACCCCGGTTCGCAATAATGAATCAAACGCCTTTATTGTACCTTTAAAGACTCCAATAAAAGCAAATTTGCTTTTGGAGTTAAATGAACAACAGCAACTTGTCCCGACACTAGCACATCAGGAGCAACTACAAACATTTAAGACATCTATTGTTCAAGAACTTACAAAGTGTCATCAGTTATTCAAAAATCCACCAACGTTATCATCTCTTCTTTCGATAACACCCAATTGGGGGTTTATAAAGGGAGATTCCGGTGTACAATTAAGCCCTTATACACGTATAAATGTTCGGGGTGTTGATTCATCTAAATTACCATGTATGGTGGATTTAGTATTAGAAAGTGTTTCTATTTCCCCGGCAACGCTTTCACCAAACTTTGGTATTGAGTTTGTAAAGACGCTCTCCGATGTTATTGATTTTGAATGGGCACCCGTAGCATCAAAGGATGATTTGGAGGAAGTGTCCGATGTTACAAACACAGAAGATGGCACACTCACGTTAACGAACCCGGCAGAGAAATTACGAGCAAAACTAGCTGCGAAAGAACAAGTTCGCGAAGCATTTCGTATTGCCCAAAATGCTCATAACACGGCTGTAAATTTGGCTAATTCGTTTATGAATGAATTTGATCTATCCGATTCGGAATCTGCCTTTTCAGAATGGATATCCGAAGACGACGAAGAATAGCAAAAAAAAATAGTGATTAAGCAAGTAGAAGAACTATGGACTCCCGGAATATTGTATTGGCCGTCCTCATCCTCGCAATAGCCGCGGGTGTGTTTTACATGATTGATCCTACATTAGGTGGTTTACTACGCTCCAAGTCTGAGGGTTATGAGAACGTTATTTCTACAAACGCTCCACCTTCCATGAACGGCTTAAATGCAAATACATTCCCTAACTCTGGCATGAATGACCATAATATGATTATGAAGAACGAGCACAATGTCACTGATGAGAACACAACAAATAGTCCTATGTCACCAAATGTTATGTCCAACGGTGCCGTTGCAAGCGAGGGATTTGAAAACCCAAGCCCAATGCCATTTGCTTCTGCTGAAAAGCCAGCCAACTGCTATCCTAAGAATCAGTTAAATCCTCAGGAACTCTTACCTAATGACCCTAACTCCAAGTGGGCTCAGGTCAACCCACAAGGTGCCGGTGATATTGCCGGCAAGAACTTCCTCAATGCAGGTGCCCTCATTGGTGTAAACACCATTGGTCAGTCACTCCGCAACGCCTCTTGGGATTTACGTTCTGAGCCACCCAATCCTCAGGTTCAAGTCAGCCCTTGGCTAAATTCTACTATTGAGCCCGATTTAGTTCGTCGCCCACTTGAGATACAATAAATACTATAGAGAATTTAAATTTTTAAAAAGTTATTTTGAAAAAGTTGATTATAATCAATTTGTTCAAAATTTAAGATTTAAAACATCACTTTAATTCAAGCATGCCGCCCCGGCTACTATATGATGATATAGTAAAATTATTTGAATCCAAAGGGTGTAAATTAATATCGAAAACCTACGTGAATAACAAGAAGCAACTTGACTATATTTGTTCATGTGGAAGCAAGTCTATACATAAAATAAGTTTATGCCAATTTAATCGTGGCGACCGATGTAATAATTGTACGCAAGAACGTATGAAAAAGACTAATCTTGAACGATTCGGATACGAGTATGTAATTCAGAGACCAGAAAAGAAAGAATTGGCCTTAAAAGGTATACGAAAACATATTGCAGAAAAGAAACATACCTTGGAAGAATTACAAGATATTTATAAAAAGGCAGGATGCGTATTATTAGCAACTGAATATAAAGATAATAAAAAACTCCTATGAAATTCAAATGTATATGTGGAAAAGAAGGGAATATGACATATAATAAATTTACAGCAGGACATTTATGTTCTGACAATACATGTATGGATACACGCAAAAAACAAACAATGATAAAAAAATTTGGTTCCATATCGTATACAGGTACAGACGACTATAATATGCGTAGATCCGCAACATGCCTTGAACGGTATGGAACAGAATTTGCTGCTCAAAGCAATGAAATACAAGCCAAAATAGAAAAATCAGGCCACAGATTCAAAGTCTACACATTTCCATCAGGTCGCCAAGAAAAGGTACAAGGATATGAGCCATTTGGACTTAATCATTTACTCAAAACCTATAATGAATCAGATATAGTCTTAGGACGACAACATCAACCTGAAATATGGTATTATATGCCTAACAATAATAATATACACCGATACTTTAGCGATATTTATATTCCTAAAGATAATCATATCATTGAAATCAAAAGTACATATACATATGCCAAGGGCAATAAACAAGGTAAGCTTAAACTTCAAGAAGCCGCTTGTAAAGCACTAGGATATAAATATACATGTTTAGTATTCGATGACAAGGGCTTGCTTCAAACCATATAAACCCCAATAACTATGAATCATATAGTTATACTCAATGATTCATATTATAATTCCATATTTTGGGCAATTTCCAAATTATTTTCAACTATATCTTGATTCTGTAGCAAATAATACAGATATACTTCATGTAATATTTATTACAGATATTAATACAACTAAGTATAATTTTCCATCTAATACAACAATTATTAACAAATCATTTGAAGATGTTCGACGCCTTATTTATAAATTACTTATACAAGAGTTTACTATAGCTATTGAATATGATAATTTTCTAAAAACACCCTATAAATTAACCGATTTTAAGCCCTTACAACCTAAATTCTTTCAGTGTTGGCTTCCAAGTATACCTTCAACGGATTATATTGGTTGGGGTGATTGTGATGTTATACTTGGTAAATTATCAAACTTTATAAATATATCTAGACAACCATCACTTATAGGTCGGCATGGTCATTTTACAGTCTTTCGTAATATAGAGCCTTATTTATCTTTATATAAACAGATTGACCAACTTATACCACGTCTTATGGATGAACGTACTATGTATATAGATGAACATCAATGGGCAGCAGCAGCTGTACTAACAACACAAAAAAATAATCAATTATTTTGCGATATTTCTCAAACAATTTGTGATATAATACCCTGGCAGTGGATAACACATAAAGAGTTAACTATGACAACTAAACCAGAGACTATTATTCAATATTTAGTGTATGATGCCACAAATGGTCATTTACACATAGAGTTCAATGATACTACAAAACAAGAAACACCTTATGTTCATTTACAAAAACGAGCAATGACATTAACCTTTGATGATTATTTAGGTAAATTTTATATTCATAAAGATTCCTTTGACCTATTTCCAACTATATAGTTTAAGGAATAACATCAACAGTCCATCTATTGTAAGTAATATAAACAGCCGATGTTGATAATAAAACTATTTCCACAGCACTTCTAGCAATAATAGGTGGATCATTTTGTATAATTCCATACGGTATCCATAATATAGATGAAGTTACACTTAAATAACAGAATGCTAATGAATAAATATTTGTGCTTTTTTTTGTATATAATAAATACATAAAAATAAGACGTGCTATAATTGAAAAAGATACAGCTGTATAAGGTAATATAACTAGGATCAAAGTATCTACCATACTATATACTCCTAACTTTTTATGTATTCATAATTTTAGACTATTCAATCAAATATAAAATGAAGTGATGGTTTCACGATACATTGATTGGTAAAATATATCAATTCCATGATGACCATTAAATATAGCAATTCCACCAGCCAACGTCCATCCACTTTTTAGAAATAAAGTGACCTCTTTTTCTAAGTCACAAACACTATAGGCGGCAACGACTTTGTATTCTTTATCCATCTAAAGATATATTAAAAAACAACAAATTCTTTCATTTTTTGAGTATGCTTAGGCTATTACGTCAACAAGACCATAGTCTAGTGCTTCAGTTGCGTTCAAGTCTGTATCACATCGCAGCATGTCAACTAACCTTTCCTTGGTAATTTTTGTACGACTAATATAATATCCAATAACATGATCCATTAATTTTGTTATATTTTCATGATCTACACGAGCATCTGAATACTTACCCCAAAATCCAGAACGAATCTCATGAATCATCATAAAGGAATTGGGGGTTATAAAACGTTTAACACCTGCCAGACTGAGAAGTGTACCAGCTGAAGCACAATATCCAGTAATAACCGTATGTACAGGAACTTTCAATGCCTTCATTGTATCTACTGCTGAGAAGGCTGCATGGACAAGACCGCCATGAGTCGTCAGATACAGTGTAATGGGCACGGCCTCTACAACGACTGTTGAATATTTAGATTTAGACTTTTTTGCCCCATCTTCAGCTAATCGCATATCCTCTAGCATCTCAGTCTCCATTTCACGTAGTAATACGATTAATGATGTCATAGTTTTATATGTTATTCGGTCGGAAAAGTATATATTAGTTCCGCATCGACGAATATTAACAGTATAGTCTGTACGTCCAATAGCAGGCTCACGACGGGCTCCAATAGGTTCACCAGGCATATCATACTCCATTAAAATATAGTTTGTGAATATATTTTAATGTTCAATTTTCATATACGTAATCATGGATAGACTATTTAGACCAATTAAATTATAAGATTATTGTATAAAAAATGAAATCTAACGTTTATAAATATTATATCTTTATAAACTAATGGACTCTATACCTTGTATGATATGTAATCGCGGTGGTCATGAAGTCAGTAAATGTCCAACACTTGTTGAATCATTACGTGATGGATTTTATAGAGGTCAGGCAGAGCCAGGCGGACACGACCACGATGACGACGAACAACTAGTAACAGCCACAAAAGATATTTATCCATTATAAGATGGACGCGTCCGCAGTACCATGGGCAGTTTTTTTATCGATGGTAGGTGCTTCGTATGCGGCTCTTTATTTTAAAGGTTCCAAATACCCGATGGCACTTACAAAATCATCTGTAGATAATGAGTATTATTTGGTTCGCAATCTTAAAGATAAACAGGATGCAGCAGATCGTTTGGCTCGTGTCCGTGCTAAGATTCTTCGCCTACGTAAATACTTAGATCAAACACACCGCGATAAGCCCTTCGTAACCCAAATGTTAGATAATTTTGATTGTTCTGCTAGTCGTTTTAGCGAATCTACACCCGATGCTCAGTATACTTCATATTCAGTAAACAAAGGTGAA